TATGGTGATATTTGCTGAGTGGTTGTTTTTTACAGTGTATCTGTTCGTATTTCCTGCGGCCGCTGGGAGGCTCATGGTATGTGCCCCAGTAACGAAGTAGACATAGTCGGTAGATGCAGATGAACCCATCGTAGCTGAACCTGAGGTAGAGACGATAGTTCTGGTGATACCAGAGCCGCCTCCAAGGGTCTCAATCTTGTCGTAAAGAGCGTTCTTAGTTGCTGGTTCAAGAGAACCATTCCATCCAGCACCGTATGCCTCATCTGGAATGAGTGGGTCAGAAGAGAATGTTTTTACTCCAGCTATAGTTTCATCCCCAGTATCATGAACGACATCAGCATCGGCTGCTTTTGCATTAAGTTGAGTTTGAATAGCAGACGTCACTCCGTCGATGTAGTTCACTTCTGTTACTGAAGCTGTAACGTCTGAAATATCCGCTAGGGTAAGAGTTTCTACTGAAACAATAGGATTAGCAGGGTCAGTGGCGTCTACGTCTATGTTGTTCCCGGCGACAATGCTGTCGACAGTACCTCCACCACCTCCTCCACCAGACGAAGCGATACGAAGCGTGTCGTTTACCTTTGTAATAGTTACGTTACTCCCGGCAACAATCTTTTCCTCCAGAGTTCCGGGTGTGCCTTGAGTATCAACTTTTGCGAGGCCCACAAACGAACCACCTCCACCTCCGATAAGGTCTCTTTTAGGCAGGTTTTCCTTAATGAAGTCTTTAATTTCTTCCTTGGTCATCCCTATCTCCTTCACGACCGTCTTGATTTCCTTTACTTGTGTCGGTTGGAGTTTCTGAGCAAGCAATGAGACTTCTTTATTTGCCCATTCCCTTACTTGCTTGAGAGTAGGATAATCAACGCCCGCCTTTGGAATAACGCCATCGATGCCGTCTTTTGGTATACGAATATTACTCATCACTTCAGCCACTACTTCGCTGACGATTGAGTCGAGTTCTTTCTTTGTGAGGAAGTCTACCCCTGGAATTGGAGTCTTCCCATCTTTCCCCGGTTCGCCCTTGTCGCCCTTGAGTTCATCTGCCTTTTCAACGGTCTTGAACAGCTTGGGGTCGTTTAACGAACTCACATCTTTTTTCTTCCCGCTTTCGTCTTGGAGCGTGTAGATGTAGGAGTTTTTGTAGATACTGAATCTTTTCCTCAGTACCTCCCATCGTTTTCCGTTGATGAGGATTGATTTCATAGGCTATTTTCCTTGATTATAGAGAGCGTATTCTTCGTTGGAAAGGGTTTTCAATAGCCTCTGTTGTTCCTCTTGAGATTGAGAGCGAACAAACGCCACCGCTTCCTTCGGATTCTTTTGCAGGAGCTTGTTAAACTCCGTCGTTCTTTTGGCTCGTTCCGACTTCCTAATATCGAAGTACGTGTCTTGCTTTTCCTTTGGCAGTTCGTTGAGCACCCTCTTTGCATCGTCTGCCTTTCCACTAGCGAGCAGGTCTTGAATCTGCTGGTAAGTTCCTTCCATTTTGAGCATTGCTTCACTAGAGCGAAGGTTCTTCGTATCTACGCCACCAGATGAAAGTTTCAACAATAGTTTCTTTCTTGCTTCGTCATCTGGCAAACTGAGAAGGCGCTCACGGATGAAGTCTTTTTGTTCAGGCGAACCATCCTCATACCCCTGCAACTTCTCAAAGAATCCTCGATTCTCATTCGATGTTTGTAGGCGCTCCAAATCTTCCCCGCTCTTATTCTTAAAGAAACGGTTTGAAAACGGGATGTCTTGAGCACTTGGAACCCCACCAGAAACAACTGAAGCCCCAGTGTCCCACAGTCGTGTGAGTGTTCGTCCTGGACCACCAATGAGGTCAGTCACTGCGTATTTGATATCTTCTGGACTAATACGGATGACATCACCACTGAGGTCTGCCAGTAAGCCCGCAGCTCCAATAGCAACTCTGCCACTTTGACTATTTGGCGTAGTAGAGAAGTATTGTTCCTCTGGTGCCTTGAGCTTCATCCAGTCTGGCCGTACTAGCCCTCCTGACCATGACTTATTGCGGGCGATATCAAGAGGCATGTCTCCTATAGTTGGGGTAACAGACTGAGCTAAGTCAGAACCACCAACAGGGTTGTAGCCTTCCAGGACAGCTGTTCCAAAGTCTTTTACAAAACCGCCGATTCCTCCTTTATTGTGTCCGGTAGTAAAGTCATCAACAGCATCGGCCATAACCTTGAGTGGTCGAAGCCCCCAAGATATTGGAATAGTGACGTACTTAATTCCTTCCTCGCTCGGTATAGCAATGATAATATTCGATGCTCTATCCCAGGGAGTTACCTTTGTTCGCCACTCTGGGTCCACTGCGTCGTTCATTCTATTTACTGCGGCGGTCGTGGCTCCTACTGATAGAGCAACTGTCCCCAGTACCTTTGGGTTCTTCATTGCCTTCAGCATCTTAGCCGAACCCTGGATAGAAGCATTGGCAAACATGTACAGGCCATTGAGAACTGGTCCTGCATTTCCGTGCTTGTTAAAGTTGATGGTTGCGTTCTTAGCAATGTAAGCAGCTTGGTCTCTCGTCATCCCACTTTTGAGAGCCGTTTCATAGGCAGCCAACCGGGTAGAGTCTTCAAAGATAGTGTTCCAGTCGTCAATCTTTTCAAAGACATAGCGGACACTTTTCTTAAAGTTACTCCCTTGCAGACTTCGGAGTTTTTCTATGTTGAGCCCAATATCACCACGAGTTGAAAGGGCCATTCCACCAGTGGTACCGCCGTCCATTTTCATCTCCTTATAGAGCTTTGACCATTCGGAGTCCACTCCACGGTAGGAGTCTACTACTCCCTTCATTGCAGACGGGATGTTCTTGGTCGCCCTACCAGCCCCCTTAGCCCCTATTTCTTTCTGGGCAGAGAGGTAGACGGCGAGTTCCTGGGTATCTCGGATGATGTTTGAAGGGGCAAACTCAACATTGAACCTGGTAGCAAGTCCAGCTTTCAGACGAGTGTAGGCGGAGACCCACTTCAGGATAGGCGGGAGTTCCTGAACGCCTACCCCACTCATAACAGTAGCTATTTGTGGGTCATTGATAGTGATTACTTTTGCATCGTCACCAAGACGCACTACGAACTGGTTTTCCTTGAGGTCCTCAAAGATTGGCGTCTTTCCATCGAACCGGAATCCTGTTGCCTTTCTTTTTCCAACAGTAAATATTCCATTCTTACCAACCAGTTGTGGATTAGATTCTGCAAAACTCAGCAACGAGTTCATCACCCGGTTCTTTTCTACTCGCACAATGGCTTGTGCTACCATGGTCTGAACATTACCGAGAATGTCTGAGACTTCTTTACTACTACCTTTTGCCTTCAGAATTCCAGTAGATGGTACAGACATTGTTTTTCCTGCACTCATACCAAACTGCTCCAGTATGTCATCGCCTTCCATCACACGGTTGAGTGGTACATGGTTTGGATAGGCATTGCGTAGCTTTGCGTATATCTTTTCCCCGATGACTCCACCATCAAGAAGCAGGTCGAGCGTGACCTTATTCATGGCAAGAATCCCTTCAGCTATACGCTTGATTTCTTTTCCATCAGCCCTTTGTTCCATCTCCTGAACTACCCTCTTGGCCTCGTCTGTTTTCATTCCAGCAGCCCCATCTCCATGGACTGCGTTTCTTTCTGGGGCATGGCGGGCGATAAGGTATTTGTCTATGTCTTTTTGGAGCGTCTCTGCTGACACATTGAGTTTCTTTGCTGTTTCAGTGGTGTCACGGATGATAGATTCTGTCTCACTTTCTATTTCTCGTAGCCGAACATCGACCCTGCCTGGGAGCAGTTCGAGTTTCTGGGCTACGTTTGCTTCATCGGTCACTGTTACGGGGCCATTTGTTTTCCCTTCAATAAGCCTTTTCATTGATACTTCACGGTCCTGGAGATACCTCTGAGCATTGACAAATTTGTTTTCTAGTGCTACCTTCACCCTATCAAACAACGGAGCTTTCTCTGGGTTTTGTTCTCCTTCTTTGAGAACACTCTTGCCTATATCGAGAACCTCATCATCACTCATTTTCTCCAACGCCTGTGGATTTTTATAAACCGGCAATTCAATATTTCCTTGGCTGGCTTGCTGGAGTGGTATGCCTTGTTCTTGTGTATTCCTTCCTAGGAACCGAGACAGGGAAGGCCGTTGCGCGGGCGCTTCAGGAACTTTTGTAGCGCTTGGAAGAACCTCGTCCAGCCTTGTAGTTTGCGGAACAGTAGTATCAAGCGTTTTTAGGAAGCTGTTTATTTCTTCCGGCTTCCTCATTTTTGCAACTGTTTCTGCTACACGTGGAAGAGCCTCATCAGGAACCCTACCTTTAAGAAAGGATTGAACAAACTGTGGGTCACTTGTCTTCGCAAGTTCTTTCAACTCTGACCGCACGAGACCCTTACCAGCTCCCAGTGGCGTTACGTTGAGCAATACATTAGAAGCTGCCTTCCCTGAAAAGCTCAGTTTTTCGTTGAGTATTTTATCAGCCTTTTCCTTAAATGACTTCTCGTCTATTTGGCCAGAGGTAAACTGGGACCGAACTTTGTCATACTGCATGTCCAGTTCATCCATCTTCTTCTTATCTTCTTGCGTAATTCCAGTAAGAAACTCCTGGGTTCCTTTCTTCACAGCTCCTACCCATTCCTTCGGTTTCGCAAATTCTAGCCCGTTAGGATTGTCTCTCTTAAAATCCCTTAGAGAGTATGTTGGCTTCTGCTGATTCTCAGCGTTCATCTGCTGAACGAGGTCTGGTTCAGGTGAAAGAAACTGTGCCTTCCCATAATTCTGTGGCCCAGGGAGAGACTTTATTTTTTTTTCGTCGATTGTAATCTTCGGCTGTGCTGGTTCAGGACTCTTACTCAAGCCAAGAAGACGGTTAAGAGACATCTTAACACCGGAGTTAGCCTTCCGAGCTTCCTCCTCTGCCTTGCTTGCCTCAGCCCTCGCTTGTTCTAGCTTCTTCAGGAAATCCTCCTGCTTCTTCTTTTTTTCTCGGTCAGGCTCTCCTTTTTTCCAGTCTTCAGCGTAGTTGAACTGTGGCTTTCCTTTGAAATTTTCTAGTTTCCAAGGCATGACTATGGTTTTCTATCATTTGTCACTGTATATCCATCAGGAAGCGCAAGATATATGGCATCACCAACCCCTGGATAGGCGGAACCGTACTTGTTCTTGAGCGTTTGAGACGCTTGTTCTCGGTCGATTCTTCCCATCAGGACGTCCATACGGAGCGATGCCAAATCGCTATTAAATTCCTTATCAGAGAATCCACCGCTTCCGCTTCCAGACTTCTTCAGCGATGCAAGTTTGAGCGAGTTATCAAACGAATTCTGTTCTGCTGTCATGGATGCGCTCCTATTCCCAGCAGCAATCTGGTAAGCGAAATCTCTGGCATCCTTCCAAGAATTGTAGGCAGAACCCTGTGTACCGGAGAGGAGGTCACGCACATACTGCGCTTGGCTTGTTCTTAGGTTTCCAATATCACCAAGAATTCCAAGGTCCTTCTGCTGGTACATGTTGTTTATGGTCGCCCTGTTTCGGTCATACTCAGTTCGGATATCGCCTTCTTTCTTGAGTGCCCCACCAGAGAAGAATGCCCCACGTCTGTTTATAGCCTCTACCTCAGAACTTAGTCTAGCGGCCAGTTGCTCACGGTTGACTATCTCGTCCTGAGTTTTTTGGCTAGCGTTTAATTCCCGTACGGCATTCAACTGGGCGACCTGTGGGTCAAATACGGCTGCTGCTTCTTGCTGGAATCCAGGGAGGTATTTGTTTGGGTCAAACTTGAACGAACCAAAAGACTTTGGGTCTATCATAGCGCTAGAGCCTGACGACTTTGACGTCGAAGACTTTGAGGTAGACTTCACCGTATACGGCATTGGTCCTCCAGATTGTTTTGCTTTGAACTCTCGTGCTGAGAGGCCATTTCGTGATTTGCTTGGCATACTAGGCTGATGTTATCTGTTCCCAGGCCCCGTTGAGCCGGACATTGAGCTTATTGGTTGTCGTGTTGTGGATAATCATTCCGTTCTGAGGATTGGTCATGGCGTCGCGCTCAGTACTTGTCATTGATGGTGCCATAAAGTACAGGAGAATGCTACGGATTTGTCCTTTGTAACTTTCTGAAAGTGTTCTTAGGAATTCCATATATTAGACGGGATAGCTACCACTAAGCCACACGGAACGAGCTGCCATTGTAGGGAAGAAGGCGTAGATAGTCGGGGAAGTTGTACCGTAGATGATTCCACGAGGAGACTGTGCAGGGCCAGTATCTGGAAGACTTCCATCAGTTGCAGTAGAAGCCGTTACTTCACAAGACTTGTTGTACGTTGCGCCAGAGAGAGCAGACCCAGGGAATCCATCAACCGAAACCTGAGTGTTGCTGCTTCCGGCACCGGTATTTGTTTGCTTGAAGTAGAACTCAAGTGTCCTTCCTCTTACGCTGTACTTTGCAATCGTGGTTGGAGTAGTTGGGTCAGTTCCGTTCCAGTCCACCGTCACCGCACAGTTGAACCAGTGAGGATATCCAAGTGGGTTTTCTTGGTGTGAGTGGTAGATTGAACTGATTGCGGCATTCGCTACCGTGTAGTCGGTATTAACGAAGAAGGTCAGGGTCGTGTCAGTGACAGCCGATACAACAAAATACTTTGGTGTTGTTTGGGTAAATTTTACCTTGTCTCCAACCTGAAACCGAGAGGCGGCTCCCGATGGAACAGTAACAGATGAAGCTGAAAGGTAAGACCATGAGCCCGTAACTGGGTACCACCCGGTCGTTAAACCAACCTCAATGGAATCAATGTCAGTGCCAGCAGTGGTGACCAATGTCTCGATAGAGTTTACAGCTGTTTCAACAGACTGAAGGTCTGACTTCAGGGTATCAGCGCTTGGTTTATTACCGCTTGAATAGGTTGAGTCCGGGAAGGTGAGAGATAGTGCCATAGGGTTTAGTGGAATTGATTATTCTCAAGGAATTTATAGGCTTGATTCAGAATAGATACGTCGTTCACCGATGACCATGAGAGACGGAACTGTATTCCTCGTACACTGTCAGCTCGCTCCAAGTCTACGAATACTTGCCCGGTACCTGCTGTTGCAAACGAATATCCTTCGGAAAACGTACCTGACTCTCCATTTCCATAATCTATGTCTAGTGACTCGGTGGCAATGCTTTGGGTAACTTCAGTCCACGGACCATTTTGGGTGAATCGGTAGGAAACCACAACCGAAAAAGAGTTGGAAATGAAGGTATCAAAGAAGAACTTTACATATCGTTTGAGTAGATATGGGTCGTTTTCGTTAAAAAACTTTGTCATGTAGTAACAGGCCTGAGCTGAACCATTCAGCCCCTGAGTGAGAGATGTGTCATGCAAGTCGTTCACGTAGGCAAAAATTCGGTACGATGACCCGCTCAAAGAAGAACCAATATAGAGACGGTTCCTTTTTACGTTTGAAACATCTCGTTGCTCCTTGATGTAGCATCCAATAGTTCTGCCGTTCCTAGTAATGATGTATGGATTCTGTGAGTCACCAGTTTGTTGATTCCTGTCTACGACATACTCATGAAAGTTGTATACAGAAGACGAGGATGGAATCGACAGCCGATATTTCTTGTTGAAGTACACCGCTGTAGCAAGGTAAGCAGACGAAATATTTGCCCGGGAAGCAAAAGAAATATTACCGGAAATTCGCTTCACAGAGCGACCGGAGTATTCGTAGATAGCATCACCACCGAACCACATAACAGAGTTCTCAGTAGCGACCACTGTTCCCCCATAGCATGGAGCTTCTCCAATAGGGTCTACCGCAATCATCCCGTCGGTTATGTCCGAGATAGAGTAAAATCGGTTTGTCTTGTGGGCAATAATCCCGCCGGTTGGTGTAAGAGTAAAGCGCTCGATTACTTGTCCATCATTCTTTCCAATGAATTGGTAAGAAGCGGCATTGATAGTAAGTGGGTCATTGATATCAGACCAGTCTACTCTGGAAGGAGCCGCTGGCTGTCCAACGAACACAATCCTATTCAAGCCATTATTGAAGAGTTGTTTTGATTTCGGAAGTCCTGAACGAAGGGTCCATGTAATACCATCCGTAGAGCTCATAACAGTATCTGTTCCATTGCTCCAAAGAACAATGTCATTGAGCATCTCAAATGAGCAAGGAGTCTGGGTAAGACTAACGGCAGCCGCCGGAGACCCAGCAGTAGGCATAGTGCATCCGGTCCATGTTCCTGAACCGTTGTCGTATTCCAATGTTGTTCCGCGCTGGCGAATCAGTCTATTTGTGCCACTAGAGAAAACTGCGTGAAAACCACCCCAATAGGGTCCGTCTACTGACGAACCACCGTAGTCTACGTAACCTGCGGCTGAGCGGATGGCTTTGTCGTTTACCTCGACGTTTTCACAATCTGCCATTTCGTCGGTTGCAATTTCTGAAGAGTCGTCGAAATCATTGAGACCTCCTCTCAAATGTGGGATGTATCGAACTTTATACTCTCCTGAGCGCATAGCGTCGTCTTCCGTAAAGGTTTGGCTGTGGTTTCCTTGAATTGTTCACTATCTCTGTTCTCATCGATTCGAGAGCCCCGAGGAAATCATTCTGGTAGCTATCTGCATCTGGCAATCTCATATAGGCATAGAATCTTGCAATAGCCCCAAGTACGACTACTTTCGTAAATCGTGTTGGAATCACTGAAACTGCATCACCAGTGAGCTCATCCGAAACTGGGTAGTATGTTGCCAGAACTGTTCCCTCATTGTTTGGAGCTGGAACAAGATGAACGAGTTGAGCGCTCACATAATACTTCGATGGGTTTTCTACTGCATCCGCGTTGACATAATTAACGAGGTATTCATCCTCAGTGATTTCTTCAAGCATATTGAATCGGTCCCCAGTAGTGGACTTCCAATGGATGCTTTTTATTCTTGTGAATGCTGGTATCTCTGGTTCGGCAACATTTTCTATCGCTTGAACCTCTTCATTTACGGTTCCTACCAACTCAGGAATATACCGGAGAATTTCCTGATAGACATCAGCGATACCGTTGTCGATGACGGTTTGTGCGCGAGCCGAAGTATCATCAACCTCTGCTTGAACCTTTGCCCGATATGTAAGAAGCGTTGCCATATTTATATCCCGCCGTAGAGACGGCCATTAGCATATTCTTGTGAGTAGGCGAGTTGCCGTTGTTCTGAGTTTTGATTCAACCGGGTGAGATTTTCCGGTGATGTATCCCCGTCCTTAAGCATCTTTCCACCACACCGAGGGCAATGAGTAATATCATCACGGTCAGTAAGGTAGCAATCTCGTTCGCAGTGGTAAGTCGTGTTTCCTCGCATGTCTTTATCTTATTTGAGGCCAGGACCGAAGTCCTGACCTCTCGAAGATATCTACCTAGCGGTAGATGAGAACACCATGGTTCGTCCGAAGAGTGGTCGTACCGTACATAGCACGTACGTTCATGAGCCAACCCTGGAAGTTTACCGAGTATTCAGACTGCACTTCAACAGTCTTCTGCATGACTACACCGAGAGCCGACTTGTGGAAGTAGGCGTTCTTGTGATAGGTCGTGGCAGGAGAACCAGACGTACCAGTAGGAAGGTTCGTGGTCATCACGACTGGAGAACCAAGAACTGGAGACGTCAGTTGACCCTTAACGAGGCCTTTTGCACCAGAGAAGTCATAGCTGGAAAAGTAGTTTCCACTGAGACCGAGCATGTCCTTCTCGACAATCGGGTCGAAGAACCAGACGCGCTCTTCCTCTGGAACATCATTGGCATCCAAGGTGTACTTGGCAGCAATGAGGTTCGTGAGAGCAAGGGCAGTCGTCGGGGTTGTTTCGTTCTGGATGCTGTTCACCGAGAAGTCAACGATTTCTGCGAGGATGCCAGTGTCGATGGACTTAGCAACTGCATAACCTGCA